GATAGCATTCAGAGCAAAAAAACGTCGGAGAAGACGGTGAATGATGCTGCAGTAGCGCAGACGCGGCGGCAGAATCCGGATAAGATCGAGCGGTGTTAAAGAATGTGGTTATATTCAATGCGGTGGCACGGCAATAGCAGATGAATTCACTGATTCAGGTATCAGTCATACAGGGTGTAATCAAGAACAAAGCGATAAAGCTGATTGTCTGGTTCATGCAGTGGTATATCGCTTTGCAATACCTGCCCCGCCATTGCAGCTTTAACCGCAGCGCGTAATTCTTGAATTTGTGGGTAGCTTTTTGACCATACATTGATCGAATAACGGCTTAAGGCATGTCCTGTATAACCGTCATGCAATGTGTTATCGGGATCAGAGCTTACATAATAAAAAGTCACTGCCGGAAGTTTTGCACTTTCTGGAAGATATCCGTTGTAAATATCATCTGAATTCACAAGCTGTGTTATATCTGCACTGGTGCTCAGAGCCGTATAAAGCTGTTGCTCGTTCACGATAACTTAGCCTTTGCAGCCCTTTGGGCTGCACGTTTTTGTGCCAGCTGTAGCCGGTGTTGAATTCTGGATTTGAAAATATCTAATGCGCTGTGCTTTGTTTGGTCCCAGGCTGGGCGAAGAAACGGGTGCGGTTTTGCACCGGGATGCATGCGCCTTGGCTTGCTTCTGTGCTTGGCACCTGATTTGGTGCCGCGCGATCTTTTGGCACCCCGTGTCACGTAGTGAGGCGCTGTGCCGAATTCAACAAACTGGGCGTAATATGCTTCTTTCGACCGCACACCGATAAATGCAAACACTGAGTGGTTTCGACGACTCAGCCGCGTGCGGATTTTCAAGGCTTTCTTCAGCTCGCCAGGCTGCTGCACTTTGCCCTTGTATCCTTTGTGGGCAGAGTCTGAGACTGGCGCTAGAGCTTTCGCCCGCTCGAGTGTCGGCTTGCCTGCATCACGCAATGCCGATCGCAACACCTTCACGCCAACCTGATCACCCAGGTCTTTCAGTGCCTGCTCTAATTCGCGCAAACCTTGAACTTCGTAATTTGTCGCTTTCGCCATGACGTATCCTTGGGCAATAAAAAACCCGCACGATGGCGGGTTTTGAAAGCATTTCGCCCGAGGCCGCAATGGCGGGCTCGGGTGGTTTGGTGCAGCAGATTACTTGCTACATTGGTACAACAGGCTCAATGTAACGGCGAAGTGCCATATGCCACAGCCCCATGCCAACCAGGTAATGAGATTTATTGCGCGATTCCAACTCCTGCAGAGATTTCAGTTCCAAGAGCAGGTAGGCATCATAGCCCTTATCAGTTGGCGATACTGATTTCGCCAGCGCCAGCAACCGGTGCTTTTGTGCTGCTATTTTTTCGTGGAGCTTTCCTTTTCTGACCGGTTCAAACGAGCCGTGTTCAACCAGCGTACAACTACTCTTGAAGTGCTTTGCATAGTCGATCAATTCATCACGGTGCTTATCTGCGTTTCGGCTGACAACGCCGGTACTGCATACCTTGTCAGTTGATATCGATATACCTAGTGATTTAGAAAGTGCCCGGCCTATATCATCCAGTGCTTCAATGTGGCCATAGGTGTTCGAATAGACATTCCAGTTGGCTGCGGCAACCAGGCGACCTATTCCACCATCCCACAATTGCTTAACACCGCGACTGGCATTGAGCAGGTGGCGTATATCCGCGAGCTGTTCACTGGTCAGTGCGTTCCGCCTCGCGTCGTCTTTTGCTGCGGCAATCCATTCACCCTCGATAGCGTATGCGGCGATAAAGTTGCGTGCTGCATCCATACTGTTTGCCGGTATATCCTGTGCTGATACTACGCTGAAGGCTTTGTGCACCTGTGACCAGATGTGGTTTTTAACCTTTGTGCGGATCGGCTTTGGCAGGCTACGCACCTTTCCATCCAGCACTGCACCCAAGCAGCGGAAACCGTCGGTGCCGATGGTCTGTCCGAGCAGCGTGTTAATGTTACGGTCATCATGGCGAACAGCTATTCCGTCATTCCAGTATGACCAAAGCACGTCATCGCATTCATTCTGATAGGCAATGATGCCGTCTCGTAACTCAGGACGAACTTTGTTCGGGTGGATCGACATCAGCCAGCCGGTCAGCTTACGAAGCGGGAGGCATGTCATTTCACGCTGCTTACCATCTTGGGCAACTATCACCATTTCGGTGACGGTTGATGCAAAGCGGCCAGTCATCAGCTTGCGATGCTGAGACTGCCAGGCAAGCCCCATGCCCTCGACCACCGGCTTCATAGGCACGAATGCCTCACCAGAATTATTGACGAGCAAAAGTTCTTGATTACGAAACGGGATTACTTGAGCAGTGGTTTTCATGGCATGACTCCGACTTTTAATGAAAGTCCGTCACCAAGGCCAAATGGTGGACGGAACCGTGCGGGTTGGCCTACCGGAAGTCGGAACACCGGCCACTCTTACGAGTGCCCACACGGCCCGCCCATAACTGGCAAACCATGTGCAGGACACAAAAAAACCGCTCTGATGGCGGTCGTGTCCGCCGACTTTTCGGGAGGCCAATCCCGATCGCTGATTTTGCAGCGACACGCGAACGATAGCTTTGCGCCTGCTGAGAGTCAAGGCTCAAGCAAAGCGGCTGCGACTCAACACAACCGCCCTGCTGCCACTGTGCTTATGATGCCTCAGCGCCAGCAGGCGCGATATGTAACTATTTGCGTGTGTTTTTGTACAGCACGGATCAACCCGCCTGATCGTCACGCTTGTAAGTCACCGTCAACGTACCTGGAGGTCTTGCGATAAGAAGGTAGAAAACCAAGAATAAAGCTATTAACCATCCAATCAGCGGGATAAACAGGAACAAAAATGCGAACATTAGGCATACAAGAATCTGAAATGCATTCCATCTTCCGGCTTCCCATAGCTCACTAGCGGGCTGATAACCTTGAGACTCAAGGTGTTCAGCCTCTTTCTGAAATGCCTTTACTGCGCGGCTTTGCTTACCCTTGTACGTTTTAACCTGTGTTTTTGGTCGTTTCGCATCTAGTTCACGAGCCCTTCGCTCCGCTTCAGCACGCTCTTTGTCAGCTTCGCGCTTCAGCTGGGCTTCAACTTTGGCGTAATAAGCACCACACTCAGGGCACTTCACAGCATCACCAGCAAGAACATTTTGGTTACGGTGCCCACACTTCAGGCATTCCTTGTACTCCATGCGCAACTCCTGTTATTGAGTATGTGACTCCTCAATACTAACGACAGGTGCACATTAGTACAAAGCATTCCATCAGTTGCTGTCCACCCCTCCTGACGACCATAAAAAACCCTCCCAATCGCAGGCTCTAGTTCAATTCGAGGCAGAGCTGCTGTCGTTCCCGCCAGTATTCAAGCTGCGATTTCAGCCTTGGCTTTTCGTGGCGCCAGCGGTTCAGGCCTTTCCCGCAGCGGCTTGCGATCTGCTCACTCTCGCTGTATTCGGCGCTTACTTTGCGGTAGCGCTCCATGACGTACTCTCCGCCGTTGTGGAGTGCGTCCAGGATATCCAGCACCCAGCGGCGGAAGGCTTTGGCGACTGAAGTGCGAGCAAACATGGCAATCAGGTGAGCGCCGCGCAGGGAGAATATCCTGACATCCTTTTCACTCTCTCCATTACCAAACCCCTTGACCCTCAGTTTGGTGGTCATGCTCATGCTCTCGGAAAATTCGTCGCTATGGCGGCTGTAAATCTGGGTCACTTTGTCTGAGCGTGCATACCCAAGCGCCCTGGCCAACTCCGGCGCGGCTATCCAAACCTCTCCATCAATCGGCATCAGGGTCAAAGTAGTGTTCTGGAAAGTCAGGTCTTTCATGGCTGAATACCAAGCTTCTGAAATAGGAACACCCCGGAGCAGACGAAGCCTGAATCTGCCATTCGGTGATCAGCCTAGGGGTGTTGTTCGGGTATAAATAGAACGTTTTTGGCCAGCTCCCGTTAGTTGCTGTCCTCTTCACAGGTGATCACCAGTTCCCGGTTGCGGTTGTCCAGGTTGATTGGTGGGCCCACGATTTCGAGGCGCATGTTACCGAAGGCAATGCGCATGTCGGGGGTTATGTCGTCGCGGTACCGGATGGTGACGGCCAGCGTGGCGGTGTTGGTGACGTGCTGGCTGGCCCAGCGCTCACGACCGGTGATCGGTTTGACGTTGGCCCAGATATCGACCAGCCCGGGAACCGGTTGCCAGTCGTCTGTTGGGTGGCCGTATTGGTCCTTGCCGCCGGCCTTGCGCTCGAATGTCACCGGTGTATTGAGGCGTCCTGAACGCATCAGCCAACCCTCATGATTTTGTACGGATCCAGCAGCATAGAGACACCCATTGGCAGCTCACTGCTGATGGTTCCGATTACGACGGATTCGCGGTTTTCGTACAGGTGGCCGATCAGCAGGAGCAGGCCGGCGCGTACGTCTGCGGGTGTTTCGTTCATGCCCACGGTGGCCGTGATGGTGACGCTTTCTGGCTCGTCAATGGTGGCTGGCCAGTCGGTATCCCATTGGGGCATGAGCAACGGGTAAAGCTGCCGAGTGTCGAGCCGCAGCGGTGGTGTGTTCAGGGTTTGGGTATCACCGGCTGGGTCTACATAGTCGACGCTTTCGATTGATTGCACCGGCGTCCATGGCAGTTCGATAGCGCCAGCGGTAGAGCCAAAGCCATCCAGCACCAGCGTCCGAGTCTGCGTGTCGAAGACACGGCCGGTGCGGGTTTCTGCGTGACGGTAGGCCGAGTCGATCAGTGCGGTGATCAGTGCATCTTCTGCTGAGTGCTGGACACGCAGGTGCGCTTTGGCGTCTTCCAGGGTGATCATGGTTCACCACTTTTTCAGGGGGCAGCGGGCCCGTTCGTAAATTGCGGGTTGCGACGAGATCGGGTCAAACCCTATGGTGGTTTTCTTGGCCAGCGGGCAGCCGCAGTCACCGCACCAGTGGCCGCCTCTTTTGCGCGCCATGGCTGAGCCGATGCGGCGCTTGGCCTGGTCGATGAAGTTGCCGCCAGCACCCGGGCGCTGGTCTGCGGTGCGCAGGTGCTCGCAGGTTTCTTCAAGCTGGTGTTCGGCGCCATTGGCATCAACCACAAACCCACAGATGGCACGGCGTAGTGCAATGACTTCGGCCTGGCCGATCTGGTGGGTTTCAATCAGGTCCAGCGCCTGCTCTTGGGTGAGGGGCGCTGGGGTATCTGGCTTACTCATACTGAGTGCCGTTTTACTCAGCGGCTTTTGGCTGAGGCAGCTTGTCGCCCATTACCGCAACCTTCACACCTTCAACCAGGTGCTTCGCACGGTCAGCAGGAAAGCCTGCAATATCGCCCCGGGAGTAGCGGTTGAACGGCTTGGTGAAGGTGATGGTTACGCGCTCGTCTTTTGACTGAGTCGCTTTCGGTGCGGCTTTGTTCTGGTCTTGTGGATTCGCCATGATTGCTTACCTGTATTTTGAATGGGTAGTGAAACAGGCACGGCCGGAGCCGTGCCGCTTCAGGGGTGGTTACCAGGTGACGCCGGTACCCAGTACCAGACCTTCCGGATGACGGAAGCCGATATCGTGCTCGGCAACCACACGGATCAGGGACTGGTTGCGAGCGAACGCCGATACGAGGTTGCCCCCGGCATCCTTGTAGGTGGCTTCTTTGGAGAAGTCGATCTTCATGTTCTCCTGCTCACCGATCACAACGTCATTCCAGTCGGCAAAGTAGATCTCGGTTTCGTTGGAACCGGTACCAAGGTTGACCGGAACGGTCGTGCTCTGCAGGATCGGCCAGCCTTTCAGCTGGCCCTGCGCCATTTCCGGATACACCTTGTTGCCGTTGCCATCACGCAGGCCGAACAGCTTCATGTAGGAACGCGGGCTCAGTGCCCAGCCCGGCTGAATCAGCAGGCTGTCGCTCTCCATGAGTTTCAGAATCAGTGAATCCAGAAACGCATCAATAGTGGCCAGACCGGCTGTAGCACCTGCCCAGTCAACAGTGCGGCTTGCATCGGTTGCGACCTTCTTGAAGCCTGCCGGGGTATCACTGGTACCGTCATCACGCAGGAAGGCCTTGTCCTCACGCACGGACATGGCGCCGATCATGTCACTCAGCACGATCTGTTCGACGTTGTAACCGGCCCGGCCAATCATCTGGTTGGAGATCGGCACCAGCGTGATCATAGTTTTGGCCGACAGTTTCACGTCATCGAACTGTGACTCGGTGGCCAGTACGTCGCTACCCTCGCCCACATAGCCGGACGTGGCACCGGAGCTCAGGCGCGGCATGCTGAGGTTGCCGTTCGGCAGCGGTACCGGACGGGCACCCAAGCGGCGTACCACGGTGCGCGCACGCAGCAGCTCGATCACTTCTTCATGAATGTTCTGCGGAATGAGTGCACCACCGCTACCGGCACTGGTTTCGATTGCCATGGCCACATCCGCATCACCGATTTCAGTGCGTGCGAATTTGGCGGCATCTTCCATGTCGCCTTTGGCTGCCGCTACCGACATGGCCAGTCGTGCCATCTTGGCGCCCTGGTACTGCTTCAGTTCTGCCTTGCTATGGACGGCTGGAGCATTACCGTTGTTGAATGAACCGACCGGTTGGGCTACTGCCGCCTGTGCTTTTTCAGCTGCTTCCAAGCGGCTGATCTGGGCGCTCAGCTGGTCAAACTCGGTGGTCAGCTGTTCGAACTGTTGCAGCTGCTCTGCCGTCAGCTCTCCGTTTTCCTGTTCTGCCTGCGCCAGCACCTGGATAGATG